CATCACTTACATCTCCAGCCATATCATTTGTATTGAAATAATATAACTGCTTGCCCCCGTACTTATAAAAGGTAATAAGATCTTTAATCATTACTGACATAGGGATCTTATTGTCCTCATAGTGTTCTGGGTTATATGACGTATTAACAGATATACCTTGATCGATATACTTCTGTAATACTGCCATAATTTTTAAATAACCTTCCGGGCTAGCTTGATCCCATAGAAGGTCATATTTATTCTTTAAGTTATGTATGCCAGGAACAACCTGTGGCATAATACCATCCTTTGATTGTTTGTATGATACTAGTGCTCTAGGAGGTTCAATTCCATTTGTACTATTGGATATCTGTGCAGATGTCTCTGCTGGCATAAGAGCCATTAATGTGGAGTTACGAATTCCATTTTCCTTAAGACATTCCCTTAGCTTATCCCACTCCATTCTTTCTACTGGCTTAATTAACTCATCAACTTCTTTCTTGTAGGTATCAATCGGTAGAATGCCTTCACCATACTTTGTTTCATAGCATAGAGGAGCCGCTCCCTTTTCCTTTGCCAATTGAGCAGAGGCTTTAATTAAATAGTAACTCCATGCCTCTGCATATTCATCTACGGTTTCCAGTGCATCTTCATTATATTTTAAACCTCGCTTGGCTAGGAAGTAGGCAAAGTTAATAATGCCCACTCCTAATGGTCTACGATTATAGGTAGATTCCTTAGCGGCTAACACCGGATACCCTTGATAATCTAGTAATGCATCTAATGCTCTTACTGTTAAATCACAATACTTTTTAAATTCTTTAGGCTCACTTATCATACCCCAATTAATAGCAGCTAGGGTACATAATGAAATTTCTCCATTTTCATTATCATCATATGACGTTAGCCCCTTAGAAGGCAAGTCAATCTCTTGGCATAAGTTTGATTGATGGATAGGAGCTTCCTTCTCTACAAATGCTCCGTGAGTATTTGCATGATCAATGTTCTGAAGATATATTCTTCCGGTCTCTTTACGTTCAGTCAAGAACTGGGAGAATACTTCTAGAGCAGGAAGTGTCTTCTTTCTAATTTTTCTAACCTTTTCGTACTTCTCATATAACCTCTTGAACTCTTCTTGGTTCTCAGAGAATGCTTCATATAATCCAGGCACTTCGTCCGGCGAGAAGAATGTAATATTACCACCGGTTAATAGTCTTTCATACATTAACTTATTAAATTGGAAACAATAATCTAATTCACGGACTCTAGTTTCTTCAGTGCCCTTATTGTTCTTTAATACGACTAAGTCCTCAAACTCATAGTGCCATATAGGAAAGTGCACAGTTGCCGCACCCCCTCTAACTCCTCCCTGACTACACGATTTTACTGCTGCTTTAAAGTATTTTAGGAACGGTATTACTCCCGTATGTGCGATAGAACCGTCTCCGATATTTGACCCCACTGCACGGATCTTTCCGGCGTTAATTCCTAAGCCTGCTTTTTTACTGATGTATGATACAATGGTACTTGCTGCTGCATTAATAGAATCTAATGAGTCATCTGCTTCTAGGACAACGCAAGAACTGAATTGTCTTGTCGGAGTTCTGACTCCGGCCATGATAGGGGTTGGTAATGAAATATAGAATTGCGAGATAGCATTATAGAATGACTTAACATAATACATTCTACGGCCATTGTAATTAGAAAATAATGTTAAGGCAATCATTGCATATAGCATCTGAGGAGTTTCGTATATATTACCATTGGTCCTATTCTGTACTAGGTACTTGCCACGGAATTGCTCCATGCCAACGTAAGTAAAGTCATCATCTCTCTCATGCTTAATAACATTCTCTGTGATATATCTAAACTCTTCTTCGGTGTATTTATTAAGTATATCTCCATCGTATACTCCTAGCCCAATATTCTTTTTGATTAAATCGTAAATTGAGATAGGTTCGTACTGGCCATATACTTGCTTACGTAGTTTATAGTTAACAAGTCTTGCTGCTACGAATTGATAGTTTGGAGTATGTTCTGTAATTAAATCAGCGGCTGACCTAATCAGTAGTTCATGAATATGCTGGGTATCCATTGAATCATATAATTGTACATTAGCTTTCAGCTCAATCTCTGAGACTGATACGCTACTTATATCTTTACATGCCCAATCTAATACTCTGTGGATTTTTGATAATCTAAAGCCTTCTTTAGAACCATTTCTTTTTGTTACTAATATTTCAGTCATCGTCAATAATTGTAATTAATATAAGACTATTATATCATAGTTTACAGTAAATGTAAAGGGTATTATAGAATATTTTCTTGAGTAATATAGATATTTTCTTGTGTTTTATATATAGGGAAGCCAGCAAAATTACCAGCTGGTTCTATATCTTCTATTGTTATGATAGAACCCTTGGGACCATCATATACATTTTCATTTAGAATATACTCACCGGGATTAAAGTGTAAGCTGATATTGAGTTTGCATTCGGACCCTTCCATAATATTTAAGTCTACATCATAACCCATTTCATCTAAGGCACTTAGTATATCATCTTCTGACATACCGGTCTCTTCCCTTAATAAAAACAATGCAGCTGCATATGAAGAAATTTTTGATTTGCCAAATGGCACTTTTTCTAGAATTCTTTTGATATTGAATACCAATCTATAGAATGTTGAGTAAGAATCTTTCTGTTCAGAAGTTTTAAACTTATTTACTTTAATAAGTAGTTTACCCTTGTCGTCGATTACTCCTTCTCTGAATGCATCGCTTTCTTTCCAGGGGGTAGTTAAGATTTTAATAAATCTAAATGTGTAATATAAATCTACTGCTCTTGACATTATAAGTTCCTTAATACATTTATTATTGTCGAGTCCATTGGTATCTCAACGTGTTTGTCATCAGGCAAATAATTTAGATAAATCAGGAAGGGCTTTATCATAGATTTAAAGCTGCATTCTGTATTGATCATCAGCATCTCTGCTGTTGCCTCTGGACCAAAAACATTTCCAAGGACAATAATATGATTTAAAATTAATCTCTCTTTAAGATCATCATCCCTATAGTATCTATTAATTAACCTATTAATATATTTAAACCTACATAGGTCAGATTTAAATTCCTCAGTTGTTGCCCATTTATTTTTCTGATAATGCTTAGAAGCATATAGCTCAAAGTTATCTTTTGTTACAATCATAATAATCCATTATATAATTAAGTATTATGTATCTATATACATGTACCGAAGTTGCCGTGGTCAGGCCCACTAGAAGTAGTATAACTAATTCCTCCCATCTGATTATATCCTTCTAACATACCGACAGTCAAAGCCTGATACCATGCTTGATCATCTGAGTAGACTAGTTCACTCTGAAGGTTATCAAAGGCTGCCTTATCTACAGCAGCACATCTTTCAGTCCACCAATCTATCTTTCTGCCATGCAATTGCTGAGCCATGTTAGCTAACATAATGAAAGGATGACCTGCGCCCATTGTATTAGTATAGTTATCAGTTGCAGCCATCACTGGATCTAGTGTATAGAACCATTGTACTCTTAATGCATCAGTAACAGGATTGACCGCTAGCCAATCAGTTATTTCTTTAGCAACATCGTTTCTGAAACCAAAGAACCCATTCCATAAAGATAATTTCTTACCAAAATAATAGAATTGATCAAAGCCAGATAGGCCAAGTGAGGTCGGTCCTGCTACGGTACCAGACCCATCAGGAACTGTAGTTCTCCAATAGGCGAATTCAGTATACCAACAAGATCCAGGATCGTCGAATAGATCTCCTAAATCATATTTCCATGTATCTAAGACACAGGTTTTATTCTGTATTCTAGAAGCTCTTCCGGATTTATCTGAGCCACTGACTGCAGCATATCCTAATGCCATGCCATCCATAGTAGCTTGATCTGGTGTTATTGCCATATATTACCCCTTTAGTTTATCTTTGATCTGACCCCATAAGGTTTTCTTATTATGACGACGGTCTAATTCTATACCTACTTTCCGGCCCGCAGCCTCCATCTCTATTTTACTAGAGTCTGCGGTTACTTCTTTTTTACTTTTTTCTTTTTTACTGGTTTAGGTTTACCATTAAATGCATCACAAGCATCTTTATCAAATCGTCCAGCCACCAAACATTCTCCGGTGCCAGAAAATACTCCAGTGCTTTTCATAGTCGCGTCCTTTAACCAGCCTACTTTACTTAAAGCCATATATTACTCCTTATTTAAACATATATCAGATAACCAGAAATTCTTTAATTCTTTCTCATCATCCAGTTTTACTTCTACGTAATTGCTACATAATTTATTTATAATCCCTGTCTGACAGGTTTCAACTACAACTACATTGTCATTTATATTAAATAGATCACCAGCTACATACTTCTCTCTAATGTAAGATGCTCTCTTTAATTTAATATCTCTGCGGAATGAATGACTTTCTTTAAGTCCCATTCCAGATCTAACGGCATTCATAAGGCCCTTAGCATCTCTAAATCCTTTTGGCATTCCTTTCGTGAAGGTAACTAGGTCATTATCTTTAGCAGCTGCTCTTAACTTAGAAGCTGACATACCAGATATATCATCGGCATCAGGATCTCTTTCCCCCGCCGATACTACCTTGACACCGCCTTCAAAATCATAGAAGCCGTGTCTAGCCTTCTTGCCATTATAGTTATTTAATACTTTATCGAATTCATTTACACGATCAGAACCAACAACAATAGTACATTTTTTATAACCATCTTTATATGCAATAACTAATGCATCAAAGAAATTTCTCACGCTCTTATCTAAGATAATAGATCTGGCATGTTTGGGAAACATCTTACGCATGAACTTAACTTTATCTTTAAATGATAATGGGTTCTTCTTAGGATCAGAGGACTGTGATGCGTATACTCTATATGTAGCACCCTTGGCAACAGATGCAACTTTATCTAATAGCTTTTCATGCCCATTAGTTGGGGGATTAAACCTGCCAAATGTCACAACGACTTGCTCGCTAGCGGCTTCCTTTAAATAATGTTCCTTAAATCCTCTTATCATCCTCTTGTATCAGACTCCCAACCCTTAATAATATTCTTACTAAAATTATTAAAACTAAATTCCATACGGTCTACGATCTTAACTGCACCGTTGGTGAGGTGATCTATAGCAACAAATCCTTCTGCGCCTGTTACCTTGTACCCATCTTTAGTCTTTACAAAGGTATTTATACTATCTAATTTATTAAGATGTTTAAGTAATTCTCTCTTGGCATCTACTAATTCATTCTGCATATCAAACATCATAACAAGATTCTTTGTATTCTCTTTATTAAACCAGTCCAGTGCTTCAATCTTCTTGGCATTCTTTCTAGCCTTACCTTTATCGGACTTAAGCTTATCTATTTCTTTATCATATCTATCATGAATCCATTTAACTAATTCTTGCGAGTGTTTGGTCGTGTTAGAAATTTCTCTCTGTCCTCGAACCTTCGTATTTCTAAATGTATTAATGTAAAGATTAATCTCTTTATTGGTTGAAACATCTTTAAGAATAGATGATTTAATTTTGCTAAATATTTTACCAGCGGTTGATAGATGTTTTGTAATTGCATCCGTATCCTTTTTAGTTAGAGTGGCCATTGGCACTTCAGGTAGATCAGCACTCTTTTGCCATACTGTCGGCACCTTCTTAAATTCAGAGACCTTAACTCCGAATGATGCACTCATCTTCTCAAATGAACTTCCAGTATATTTAGTGTGCCAGACAACACCGATCTTCGCTCTGACTATTTCTTTGGCTGCTTCTATAGGCACTGCATATACAATTGTATTAGGATGGAACGTAACATATTTTGTACCATCGATAGTAACTGTCTTGAGGTCATCTTTAGTAAACATGATGTCCCCTTGGTACACGCCTTTCTTTATACCTATCTTACTTAATTCAGTGAAAGCAACTCGGAGCTTACTAGCCAGATCGCCGCTAGTATCTGCATCGATATCCCCCAAAGACTTATATACTTTAGGGCTTTTATTAAAGATTCCTTTTTTTGCAATGAAAAACTCCCCGTCACTTGGATCGATGCCTGCGAATACTGCCGGAGCTCCATCCCATTTGACTGTTACTGCTTTGGTATCATTAGTATGACCAGCTAGCATATCTCTTAAATCTCGCAAAGCATTTATAGCTGAGCGTGTGCCACTTACTCCCCCATCAATAACCATATCCTCAATATGAGTCATATGCGTATTCTTTGCTTCCTCGAGATATTTTTTAAATCTATCCATTATGCTTTCTGCAATGTGTTAACTTCTTTGTCTATTTTGCTTTTCACTTTACTGTCTTTCTTGGCCTTCTTAATAAAGTCTTGTGTCATCCTCTTCATCATTCCCGGATTTTCTTTTGACATACCAACTAATACTAATTTTAAATCAGCTGCTAGTTTTTTATCTTTAGATGCTCTAACAAATAAATCAGCTACATCTTTATCATTTCTTAATTCTTTACCTATCTTATCATACTTAATTGTTTGATAAACCCATTTTAAAAACTTAGGGGCGTATTTAATTAATACATAAGCACCAGCAAATCCTGCTAGCACCGGCCACATTTCCCCCCAAGCTACCAAGGCAACATCTTTGATTAGATCCCATACAACACCAGCAGCATCAGATTTTGCAATTGCTTGAACTGCTATAGGATCTGTTGCATTATCAATTACCCAAGGTATGAATGCCGCTCCTATAATTGGTATCAATGGGAATAATTCATCCAATTGCTCTTGTTCTATTAAGTGTTGTTTAAATGTATTCATTTTAATCGTGTCTCGTTTTTCTATTTAAAATAGCTTTTAATTCTTTTAATTTAATATGAGTAAAGTCTGAAACTAATCTTAAGACTTTAGCTTCACTATAATCTGGGTACTTCCGTTGGATACTATGTTTTAATTTAATAGCTGCTTTATATTTATCTTTATGCAACAATCTATTGATCATATGATATACTTTCTTAGGCAACAGATGCTTAAATGTTATAGCATCGCCTGAACCAGTATGGCTCTCTGTTAGATGTTCCCTAAATGATTTCATTTTTTTCCTATTTGTGTTTAAAGTCGCACATCATTCTAGATGGATAACCATCCTTACCTTGGGTATCTCTTATATTTATTTTAAATACGTAATGAGCAGATTCAAATTCAACATCAATACGTTTGCCTTTACCTGTCTTACCGCCATAATAAACAGTAGGGGGTTTAGTTATTTTAGCAGCCGATTTCATACCAGCCTTATCCATTTTATTAGATATAATTCTTTTACCTAGCTTGTGTATTACATGATAGCCGAATCCGATTCCGGATTCTAATAAATTGGATAAAGCTTTCTTATCATACTTCGGTCTAGTA